AAAGTATAGTAAACTTCGTAGGTGGTCTAACCTATTTAATGATGAAAGTGATGATGTGAGTTATTCCTACACATCCTCACGCACAAGAATCTCGGAGAATTAAAGTGAAGAAGGTCAAGTCTATAGCACGAGCCAATCCCGTAGCGAAGTACGCTCGGAAATTTAATCGTGCCGCTACACATATAGACCGAAAGAAAGAAGTTAAGAAACGCGGTTACTCCGAAGAAATTAATTTAAGATAACCCCTTGACAGGCGCCCCTACTATAAGGTATAATGATGATAGTTTCAAAAGAAGTACGTTATGCAATGATTCGACGAGCAGCATTGAAGATTCAGAAGCATAATAAGCACAGTAAGATTATTAAATCAAATAAACGTCTTGCTGATGAAGTAGTAAGTCTTGACCGACAAGACTATAAATCGAATGTACGATGGAGTGATGAAGAGCGATATGTTGATGCTCATTTCTCTGATGTATATAAAGCCACCCAAAATAAGGATTGGAATTAATGTCCGAACTACCGAAAAACCTAATTGACCTCGGTCAATATCCAAAGAACGACGTGGAACTGATTGCACGAGAGTTCTTGCGGTGTGTTTATCTAGACACTCTTGATACTTATATCAAAGATTTTGATAAACTTGATGAAGATGATGAGGGTCGAAGGAATATTATTCGTATTATGCAATCATTTGAACATACCATAGCAGTTCTTGACCAAAGTGAAGATTTTCTTTTGGCAATCCACGCAGACCCAGAAGAAGAAAGTAAAGATGAATTTGACCGTTTCTAAGGAGAAGCAAATGTATAGTTATGATAAAGTAGTTGACCAATTGAAGAGTAATGTTCTTCAGGTAACATTTGATAAAGTAAATGGAGAACGTCGGGTTATGCCTTGCACACTCCAGATGGACTATATGCCCGAACTATCGGAGTCCAATATAAGTCAAGTAGATGCTCGTTCTGTTAATAAGTCTGTGATACGCGCATTCGCAATTGATAAGCAATCTTGGCGCTCATTCCGCGTTGATAACATTAGCGCGATTGAGGTAATAAATGGATGAATCGAAACTCGAAGATAAGTTAATCACCAAGAAGTCATTTTCTGCCATGATTGAATCGTTCGTGTTTCAAAACAGAATGTCCTATATGGATAGTATAGTACACCTTTGTGAAAAGAACGGACTAGAACTGGAAGACATTAAGAAGTACCTGTCTCCCACTATAGTTGAACATCTAGAGAGTGAAGCACGTCAGTTGAATTTTCTGCCAAAACAGAATCAACTAGACGTATAAGTAGTACTGCCCTTATGGGTAATCTCATACATTGTTTATACATTGTTTATATTTAAGTTAATATTATTAAGGAAGTTTTATGTCTTTTGCAAATCTAAAATCCAAGTCTTCGGACATCTCTAAACTTGTCAGTGCCGCATCCGCAGCAACCGGACAAGCAAGTAACACAAACAAATATCAAGACGATCGCAAGTGGAAGCCTACTGTTGATGAACAGGGCAACGGCTATGCAGTTATTCGATTCTTACCTGCTACCGAAGGTCAAGATCTTCCGTGGGTACGCTACTGGGATCACGCCTTTAAAGGTGTTACCGGACAGTGGTACATCGAACGTTCATTGACCACCCTAGGTCAGAACGATCCATTAGGTGAGTTGAACTCTCGTCTATGGAACTCAGGTATCGAAGAAGACAAGGAAACTGCACGTAAGCAGAAGCGTCGTCTACACTACGTTACTAACATCCAAGTTATTAACGACCCTGCAAACCCTGCCAACAATGGTAAGGTAATGATTTACGAGTTCGGTAAGAAAATCTTCGATAAGATTATGGATCAGATGCAACCAGAATTTCCAGGCGAGACTCCGGTCAATCCTTTCGACTTCTGGACAGGTGCGGATTTCGAACTGAAGATTCGTAAGGTTGCTGGTTACAGAAACTATGATAAGTCAGACTTCAAGTCACCTTCTCCATTCTTAGCATCCGATGAGACTCAGTTGGAATCAGTGTATAACTCACTGTATGACTTGAACGAGTTTATTATCCCCAACTACCCGAACGCGTTCGATTCAAACTGGTTCAAGTCTTATGACGACCTAAAGAATAAGTTAGAAACTGTACTAGGTCTTGCGACTGGTGCCGGTTCAACTTTGAAGAACGAAGCACTATCGCAGACTGCTCAAGCTGCTCCGATTCGGTCAGCAATTGAACCTACTGTTGTCGCAGCTGCTCCTGCCGCGGTTGCTGCTGTTGCAGAAGAAGATGACACACTTTCTTACTTCGCGCAGATGGCTGCCGAAGATTAATAATCCCAGTGTAGTGTGAAACCGGAAAGGGACTCGAAAGAGTCCCTTTTTTTATGCTGTTCTTGTAGCGAAGTAAGGATCCATTCCGTCAAAGGCAGATATAGGCCCACCTAAGACTGTTGTACCACCGCCACCGCCACCAGACGATGAGCTGTTTGTGCTGTTATCCATAATAACGACAGGTGCGGCAGAACTAATCGCAGATTGTTCGGTGACCAACTTACCAACGTTTCCTGCTGAAGTAGATTTCTGTTGTTGTCCCGAAGAGTTAGATGATATCTGAGTTCCTGCGGATGCGATGTTATTCATCATCTCTATATCTTTGGTAGAGAAAGAGTTTAGTCCTGGCGAGAAGTCAAGTTTCTTCTGACCATCAAACCAACCTTCACCAACTACATATGGATTCTCTCCGGTACCTTGACCTTTCATTGCAGCCAGCATAGGTATTGCATATGCCATCGTCTTACCGAATTTGCCTATAGAATCGTTGACTGCATCATAGTCCGTGTCAATAAGTCTATCCAGAGAATCCGACAGACCATCGATAACACCAGAGATATCTGATACACCTCGTAAGTTGTCAGCATTCAATGTGGATAGTGGTTGTAGACCATTATATAGTTTAGTAAATATAGTATCGTCGTCACCACCAAACAATCCACCGACAAAATCCATGACACTAGCGAGACCACTGCCACCCATTAGAGCAACCATACCGACACCTAATGCAGCCATAGCGCCACCTACCGCAATAAGGTTAAGACCATCCAGTTCACTGAGCGGTGCAAGACCAGTCGCAAGGTTTCCTAACATTGTACCTAGACCACTACCATCTACACCTGCCACAGCAGCAAGATCGAATGCCGCAAAGAATCCTGCTAGTCCTAGACCCAGTAGAGGAAGACCGACAACAGCTGCCTTACCTAATGCACTACCTAATGCGATAAGACCACCCAGTGCTAATAGTGATGTACCACTAAATGCATTGAGTCCTTCACCTAGACTTACCATCATGTTCTTGAGTGCAGAACCGTCTGTATTCAGTAAGGACATCCCTTTGTCGCCTAATGCTAGACCACCAAAGAATGCACCGATACCAGCACCAAAGAGTCCCATATTAAGGGCACCTTTCATACTACCAAACTTTGCACCTACTGCTGCCAATACGCCCATCGCAAGAAGACCCTCGGTAGGTGTCTCTGCGAATGCTTCACCAAGAGTAATCATATTCTTCTTAGTGGCAGACATATCCGTGCCAATCATCGCTTGCGCTTTATCACCAAGAGCAAGACCAGTAAAGAATGCACCGATACCAAAACCTAACGCACCAAGAGTTGCGACCGCACCAAGTCCTTTCATAGCGAAACCTAGACCAGCACCAACACCTGCTCCAATACCTTTACCGGCAGTCTCTCCGAAACCCTTCTTGCTAGTGGTACCACCCTTGGTGTTCTTCTGGATACCCTCTAAGGCCGAGAGCATTTTGCTGTCAGCCAGTTTGTTGTCGCGCTTTTCTTCTAGGGCATCTCCGCCCTGAGTCTGAAACGATTGTACGACATTCAAGATGTTATTATTGGTAGCGTTTATAGCATCCAATGTTTTACTAGAGGTCTCTACCTTAGATATCGCACTATCCAGATACCCATAGATGTCCAGAGCAATCTCCATTAAGAGGTCGTTCTGTTCTCCAAGTTTCTCTGATACTCGTTTAAGACTCATTGGTTATCCTTTCTGTTTAGCTCTCTGATTTTTCTCATTGATATCATCAACTAACATCGTTAAGTAAATCTCTCTCTCCCAAGGTATCATTCCTTCTACCTCATCCAACGAGTAATTAAAATTATTTAGTAGTTGGAAGTTGACTTGGTAGTAATTGGCTAGGGTATCATGAGAGAGATTAATCAAAAAAAATCGTCAAGTCCTTTCAGTGTTTTCTTATTAGTATGGTCGCATGATGTACATACGAATTCTAAGTCTTGGGTCAATGCCGGTATCGAAGCAGCAAAGGCAGAAACCTTTCCGAACTGTTCGGCAGTCATAGACTCCAAGAATTCTATAATTTCTTCTTGTGGTTCATCTTTAATAGAGAACCTTTCTTCTTCGGTCAACACCGAATCTAAACAAGTGACGATGAGTTGAAGTAATGCTTCGGTTGTACTCGTGCTGTCCAGAAGAGTTTGGTTAGATAAGAATTCCTCGTAGGTCGGGAACTTCATCTTAACAGTAATCTCTTCGGTGATTGGTATCAACATCTCTGGTAAATCTCCGGTGACCTCTACCTTATCAAGTTCAACCTGTACTTCATTACTAGTCTCACACTCTTCACAGGGTACAAGTATGTCAGCAGTTTCACCGACGGACTTAGCACGTATCTTGGTGAACATGTAATCCACATCGAAGGTTGTTAGTGACCCCTTGATAGAGTCTTCGACACACGCATTAATTGTACGTATAACTGCTCTGACTAGGTCTTGTCGGTTCTGCGCTTCAAATGCTATGAGAAGGTTCTTCTGTTCCTTTACAAGGAAAGGTCGGTAGATAACCTTTTGTCCCGTTGAAGGGATTTTCATTTCATATGTTGGTGCTGAATTCAGTTTTGGTAAAGCCATGATGTATCCTATATTATATAATTAAATTAATCCACCTAAGTTTAGATTGAGTTTTCCGTCAACCAAACTTCGTTTATCTTCTATCACCTTCCAGTTGGTGTACGAGAACTGTAATGTACACTCGACCAGTTGTCCGTCGTTGCTCAATTGTATTGAATTGAGAGATGTCGGAAATGCTTCTAATAGTTCTATACTGTATATAGATGCGCCCCCGATATCAAAATTAAAGTCCAAAGGCCCGAGGTCAAATCCAAACCGTGCGACAGGTTTACGCAACTGTCGTATAGTAATAGATTTCGAATAGTTGTTCTTGTATCCTACCTCTCCCATCTTGAGAGTATTGTCGAACTGTTGCCGTGTTGCCTTTGCTTGTGCCTTTGCTTCAGGTTCTGCATCTTCTGCTGCTTCTTCGGGTTTTGATTTATAATTCATCCCTACCATTGTACCTGCCCAAGCATCAAAGTATTTCTTGACCCCATAGTCATTCAGTACATAGAAGGTCATAGAAACATCTTCTACCGCAAAACCATTCGCGACTTTCTCGTTGAAGAGACCTACATTCCTATCCAGACTCATAACTTGTCGGCCAGGCAAGGTAACTTCCTTACATATAACATTTAGTTCACGAGAGTCCATATCCCCTATAGAAGGAAGAGTGACCGCAAACTGATTTGCCATCGCGATACCGTTCTTAGAGGTTAGTTTACCTTTTAGTTGTTCTATGCCTGACATCTATTAACCACCTATCATTTTCTTGGAGTCACTGTAGACTTTCTTAGAGTTTGCCTTCTTGAAACTTGCGGTCGGTAGGAATGTAGCAATCTCCCACTCAGGTGCAGGCACCATCGCGAACTTACTTTGCACTTGTGCATTCAAGTAATGTTTGAAACAAGGTTTAAAATATTTCAACTTGCTTGTTCGTACCAACAACTCATACGACATTTTGAATCGAGTAGAGTCATTGAATTTATTGTTACTGGTAATATCCATTAACGCATCCAACATCTTCGCACGTAGGATAGGAGGTAGATAGTGTAGGTTCAGTCCATAGAACCCACCCTCGGCAGGGCCTACCACTATTACTAACGGAAACGTATCGTAATACGGTAGTGTAGCTTTATGCTTCGGGTCATAGTAGAACATGTACATACCGCCCACGGTCTCTTGACCTGTCTGTTTCAACGGGTCTTCCTTCATCAACGCTTCACGGTTGATGCTCCGAAGATTCTTAATTTTCTGACGGAACCAATTACGTGATTCTTTTGTGCGTGGTGTAATACCAGCACGAAACGCTTGTAGTTCTAATCGTTGAAATATGTTAGACATGGATGATTCCGTTAAAATTCCTACTTCTATTTATACAGAATGTATCCAGTTATTTGTATTGAGAGTGTAGTCTTTGGCAACAAAGTTCACCATCTTAGACACATCGTCATAGTCAACATCTAAAATAAGGAATCGTTCTGCTCTAACATCATCACCAAAGAACCAGTTTATGACTGTCGCATGGTGTTGAGTTCTATATGTAATCCAATTCCATACTACCTCTTGGGTGGTGAGGGGCTTGCCCGCAACCATTATCTCTTTACACTTCTCAAGTAAGGGGGTGTTCATTCTATTCTCTAACCAAACGGCTTCGGTAACATAGTTCAATATGAAGTATGCGTCCGGATACGTCTCGTACAGTTGTCGGTAGTATTGGTTACCTTCGATGTAGTCGTTGTTTTCAAAATAAGTCATGTTGATATAAACATTACTGTCACTGATTGTATGCAGTGGGTCGTTACCTGATACGAGGTTACGTTTGATAGTCTTCGCAAGATTTCTTCTGCCCGAACTTACGCTTGCGACAGAGCAACCGCTGTCTCGCATAAGATCATTTAGTGGTTGGTCGGACGAATTGTCCATACCAATGAAGAATATCTTTGGTTTCATTTCTTTTTCTTTCTAAAAGGTGCTAGTTTCTTTAGGGGTTTCTTGGTACGCATCTTCTGGGTAGACTTGGGCATGATACCCATGGCAGTCAGTTCTTTCTCAGTCCATATCTCGAAATGGTACCCCCGATCATCCGCATACTTCTTTGCAGCCTTCCACTTAGATTGATTCTTAATGTACGTCATACCTTCGTTTAGTACGGTACGTCGAGACTTCCCCTGTTTACGTTCAGGTAACTTAGTCTCCTTGAATGGTTTGACTTCTACTAGGACAACACGACCAGACTTGTACTTGATAACGAAGTCCATGAAGTATCGGTGTGGTCGGTTGTCTGTTTCGCAGATGTAAGGTAGCACGAGCTCTTCGGACATCCATTGTACTATGTCCAAACTATCGTCACACCACTTCATTACGTAGCGTTCCCACGAACTTCTGTAGACGACATTGTCCGCATCACCCGCATACTTCTCAGGGTTCTTTGGTTTGTATCTACCTTTATATGTTTTCATTAGTAAGTTTATGTATAAATACTGTAAACCTATTTATAAACAAGAGATTTCACCGATGGCCATCAAAGAATTTCTATCCGAAATAGTAGACAGTCTCCAAGGAGATAAGTCGGAGTCGGAGAAAAGTCAGGATACTCCTAAAAATATTGTGTCCGACTTCAGTAAATTGACCTATCCTCTGAACAATCAAGAGAGATATGGTGCGAGTATAAACTTTAAAGTATTTGAGATTATTCCTCCTTCACTGAAGGGAGACTCTGCAAAAATCAATGGTATGTTGAAGGAAGGTGGAGATGCTCAATACCAAGGTTTAGATAACCGAAGTAAGCAAAATGAACGAGACTTTAAGAACAAAAAAATCGAGTATCGGGATTATAAGTCTAACAAGTCCGAAATTCAAAATAAGAAAGATGCTCGGTATGTGGAAAAGCACGGTAAAGAGTCCGAGATGGAATACTCGGATAGAAGCATAGAAGATACCGGAAACTCTGTTAAACTGTATCTACCTATATCATTCTCTCAGGCAGATGGGTTGGATTATTCTCAGGCAGAACTAGGCCCCTTTGGTGCCGGTGCCACAGCTGCGCTGGGTCAAGGTAAGGATGTAGTTTCAACTTTACTCTCATCAATAAAAGAGGCGACGAAGAAAGGTGTTTCTAGTTTGTCAGACCTCGCTTTAGGTAACCTGTCAGGTGCTGCTGCCGGTCTTGCGTTGCAACGAACTGCTGGCAAGGTCAATGCTACTGTAGGCAATGCCTCATCCCTAGCATTCGGTGTAACGGTGAATCCTAATGCAAGAACTGTGTTCAAGGGTGTTAGCATTCGTGAGTTCCAATTCCAATTCAAGTTCATTCCTAAGTCTGCACAAGAAGCGAAAGAAGTCGAAAAGATTATTAAAAGATTCCGTGGATACGCATATCCAGATACCATTGAAATTGGTGGAATTAATGCGGGTTACAAGTACCCCCATATGTTCGAATTGGATTTGTTCTACGAGAACGAATCGGGGGTCAAAAAACGTATTGGTACTAAGATGAAGAAGTGTCACCTCAAAGGAATATCTACCAACTACAACTCAAGTAGTATGGCATTCCACTCTGACGGTAATCCTGTTGAGATTGACTTATCTTTATCCTTTGTAGAGGAAAGAACTCTAAACCGATCAGATATTATGGATGAGGATGGTTATTAATGTCATATTTTAAGAATTTCCCATTACAGTTCTACTCTTTCGGTGACGGAGAAGAATCTGTACTAACACAAAACATTGCCGCATATGTAGATATTTTGGACGATGTTAAGCAAAACAATTCGTTCTACCAAGACTATTATATTCAAGGTGGAGAGAGACCAGACCAAACTGCATTCACGTTATACCAGAACCCCCACCTACATTGGACATTCTACATAATGAATGACAAGGTGCGAGAGCAGGGTTGGCCACTAGAGTATAGTCAGTTGGTCGAAAAGGTTAAAGAGGACTACTCTAACTATGTACTTACAACACAGTCTCCTATACACAGTATATTCAACGTAGGTGATACGGTGACAGGTGCAATCAGTAATGCTGTGGGTATCGTTAAGTACAAGAACCTAGACCTAGGTCAAATGTATGTTGAACTTCAGAACGCAGAGGTGTTTCAAAAAGATGAGACGATATCGTCTGGTACAGTGAATGTTGTAATAACAGCAGCGTCCCTAGGGTATCTTGCGGTACATCACTACGTATTGAACAATGAACGAGTTGACTTAGACCTAAGTGATATGACTATACCTGTTGGCGCAGTACCTAAGACCAACCTAGACTTCTATGTTGAAGAGAATGATAAGTTGAAACAAATACGAGTTATCAAACCTAAATCTGTTAATACAGTAATACAATTATTTAACGAATCATTGAGGTCGTAATGTCAGACGATAATCATGAGTCAATACGAATAGAATCTGTCATCATTGAAGTGAGAGAGGATAGACCCGTTGCTGAAATAGCGAACGGTATTTCTGATATTGATATCTTTGAACACCTAGATAAACCTTACCTAACCGCAATGCTTGCATATACAGATAGGGATAGCATTATTGCTGATATGGATATCTCTGGTGGCGAGAAGGTGCACATTACGTTGAAAAGTAATCGGACACAAGATACTGTATCTGTTTCCAAAACATTCTTTATTGACAAGATAGTTATATCGGACAAGAGCACGGAGATAACGGAACTCTATGTGTTCCATCTAATAGAAGATATAGGGTACGTCTCCAATCTACATAATGTGAATACGTCGTACAGTGGTAAACCTAGTGATATTATAAGCAAGATATCTAATCAATACTTCCCCGATAAGAGCATCAATCAAGTTTCGCAAGACTTCCAATCTATGAAGGTTATTGTACCTAACCTAACTCCTATAGACGCTATGTGTTGGATAAAGAACCGAGCCTCTACCAAAGACGGGTATCCGTTCTACTTATATTCTACATTGGTTGGTAGTGATTTGCAATTGAGAGACTTGAACTCTCTGATGACTGCTTCTTCTTTGAATGCTGAGAGGACTTTCACCTTCTCGGAGAGCGAACTGTCAAAGAGTGAGAACCCTCCTACTACAACGGAACGAATTATTGTTAGGTACCAGTCTAAGGGTACAGAGAACCTATTCAAATTGATACAAGAAGGTTTGGTAGGTTCAGAGTATCGTTACGTTGATGTGACCAAGAACAAGAGAGTCGAGTTCTCATTTAACATAGACGAAGAAGTGATTAAATCTTTTAGGTCACATAATATCATCGACAAGGGTACACCGTTGTTCGATAATGGACGATATAAGGAAATCACTGGCGATATAAAGAGTAGGCGTATAAGTCAGATAGGTAGTTCATCTGCGTACCAGAACCATAAATCAAATTCAGAGAGCGAAGAGGTACCACAGACCATAAAGTCTTACTCAGAGAGCGAAGAGGTAGCACAGTACAAGTTGAACATCATCAACCGTGCGATGAGTCATATGTTAACTAAGAGCAAGATAGACATTGTGCTTGAAGGGGTACAGTTCTTGGATGGTGAAGAGAACATGACCGTAGGTAGGAAAATATCACTTAGGTTCCTACGTAACCGTATGAACGAGAACGATGCGGAGATTTTCGATACTAAGAAGTCCGGTGATTTCCTAATATTCGCTTGTAAACACTCTATCTCACGAGACTCGTACTACGTGACCATGTCTGGAGTTAAACTATCCAACGGAGAAGTACAATGATACCTAACAACTTTATTGAATTTTATGGTGACCAATCACGTTGGTTCCTTGGTTCTGTTGTCGACGTTGAAGACCCTATGGAGTTGGGTAGAGTTAAAGTCAAGGTGTTCGGTGTATACGATGATATAGATGATGATAACCTACCTTGGGCACAAATCGTTGTACCCGTTACTACAGGTATCCATGAAGGTAAAGGACAGAACCTAGGTATCCTCGTGGGTACACAGGTGTTCGGTATGTTCTTGGACGGTAAGAGTTCTCAGTTACCTATGGTGATTGGTACTGTACCTAAAGAAGGAGACACGAACGAGAAGGCAAAGGGGAACTACCCTCTCAATAAGGTGTACGAGACAGAGACTGGACACTATAAAGAGTATGATGATACGCCTGGCGATGAACGGATTAAAGAATCGCACAAGTCGGGTACGTATTATGAGATGAAGAACGATGGTACTTTGCGCATTTATGCAACCAAGGACTTGGAGATTGTCACTGAGGGTGATGTGAACATTACGGTGAATGGTGGACAGACCACAATAGACTCTGAAGATGTGACGATGACTGGCAACGCATTGGTCAAAGGTAACTTAGTGGTCAATGGTGATGTGCGTGTGGATTCTGGAATGTCTATAGGTGATGATGTCGAAACGGATAAGGGTATATCATTGAACGACCATAAACACGAGATTAAAAGTGGTTCTTCGGCCGGTGTTACTGACAAACCATTATAAATAGTATGAAAAGAGTTAAACCATTATGGCAAAAGCATTCTCGATAGAAGACGGTAACCTACAGAACAAACCGATCACCACCACGATCGATCGTATCAATAAAGATATCGACTGTTCTTTTACACCGAATCCTACAACAGGCGACATTTACAAGGCGACCGATGCTAATGCGGTTCGTCAATCAGTAAAGAACCTCTTAATGACAGAGAAGGGGTCTATGCCATTTCGTCCATATTATGGTGCAGGACTAGAAAGTTTACTGTTTTCTTTATCTACAGATTTGGATAGGAGCGACATTGAGGATAGAGTGCGTTCTACCATAGAGAGCTATGAACCTAGAGCGGAACTGAAACAAGTAAAGGTTACTATTAAACCAGATTATAATTCGGCAGACCTAACGATTATCTTTGGTGTGGTTAATACCACCAAAGTTGTTACTCTAGGTTTAACTATTGCAAGGGCAAGATAAATGACTATTAATACTTCTGACTTAGATTTTTATGATATCAAGTCCAAACTAAAGACATACTTCCGAAATAGTGGGGAGTTTGAGGACTATGATTTTGATGCGAGTGGTCTGTCTAACATTCTAGATGTACTAGCATACAATACCCATATCAATGGTCTTATCGCTAACATGTCTATCAACGAGTCGTTTCTGAGTACCGCTCAGTTGCGTTCGTCTGTTGTATCCCATGCAGAGAGTCTAGGGTACTTCCCTAAATCAATTACTGCTGCTCGTGGTGTGGTTGATGTCACTATTACTATACCATCATCTGCACCATCTAGTTTCACCTTACCCAAGGGTTCAAGTTTCTTCGCGTCTATTGATGAGACGAACTATGAGTTTTTCACCACAGTGAACTACAGTGCAGTGAATGATGGTACTGACACATTTACCTTTACTGGAGTGACTGTCGTTGAAGGTAAGATGAAGACTAAAACCTTCCTCGCGGATAGCAATATCGATATACCTTATGTCATCCCAGATAGCACAGTAGATACCTCCACATTGTTAGTAAACGTGTTCCCTAATGGTACCACTAATCAATCGAACATATACCTCAACATTAAAACTGTTCCTTCGGTAAGTAACGATTCAAGGGTCTATATGGTAAATGAGTCCCAGAATGGTGACTACGAACTAATATTCGGGGACGGTAACATATTAGGTCTTCGTCCAGAGACTGGTAACGTCATTAAGGCAGAGTACATCTCAACCAGTGGTGCTGCTGCTAATGGTGCGACAACCTTCGTATTGAATGAATTTGCTTCAGAAGGTTACACTGTAAGTGTTTCTACAACATCTAACTCGGCAGGTGGTTCGGATATCGAGAGCATCTCGTCTATCAAGTTGAATGCTCCTCTAGCATACTCTGCCCAGAACCGATTGGTTACTGCGGACGATTATAGTGGTTTGATTCTAAGTAACTATAGTGCATATGTCAATGATGTTACTACTTGGGGTGGTAATGAAAATGTACCGCAACAGTACGGTAAGGTGTTCGTTAGTCTGAACTTCCTATCCGGTGTTGATGCAGGCACCAAAGAAGTGGTTAAGGGTCTGATTGAAAGTCAGTTGACTTCTAATCTCTCTATTATGTCTATTGATACAGTGTTCGTTGAACCTCAGTTCACCTACCTAGAACTACAGACGTTCTTCAACATAGACCCTGTCAAGAATACGACGACTCCGGAATCACTTCAATCACAAGTGGACGCTCTAATCCAAAGTCATATGTCGTCTACCCTGAATAGTTTCAATTCAGTATTCCGACGCTCTAACTTGTTGTCGAAGATAGACAGTTACTCTAGTGCTATCCTAAACTCCAGAATGGAGGTTAAAGTACAACAACTAATCGACATAGACACCTTGATTGCGAACTTGCAAGCTGCGCAGTCTGCGGCGGGTCTTGCGGTAACCGATTTTATTGAACAGGATCATACGCTTAACTTCCCAGTCATCATAGCATCACCTGATAAAGATGAACACGTAGTGACTTCATCGGTATTCCAGTCTAACGGACAGAATGTAGTTATCAAGAACGAACTAGGTTCGACTAGACTACAACTACTAGACCTTGACGGACTCGTTAAGATTAATAACGTCGGTTCATACGACCCTGCTAAAGGTGAGGTGTTCTTGAGTGCATTGCGCGTAGATGAAGTTGGGTATCTCGGAGAAGGAATTAAGATAAGTGCAACTCCCGCTAACCAGAGTACAATCAATCCCCTGAGAAACTATATCTTCACGTTGGATGTCGAATCCTCGAATACCAAGGGTGTTATAGATTCTGGAGTCACTAAGGTACTATTGTAATGACCCAATTCCTCGAAAACCAATATAGAACGAATACTAAGTTCCATAAGAGTCGAGTGACTCAGATACTTCCTGAATTTTATCAGGAACAGTATCCGAATCTTATTAAATTCATCGAGTCGTACTATAAGTACACCGGAGAAGACGGTGGTCTTTCATTTACCGACCAAATTCACGATTTGTTCAGTATACGAAATATAAACTCTACAGAGATAAAACATTTAGACCTGTTGATATTAGAGATAAGTGATGGACTAGAGTCAACTTCGTTTTATCAGAACCCACGGTTTATGACAAGACTCCTTTCTCAGTTGTATCGGAATAAAGGAACTCAGTTATCAGTTGAACAATTCTTTAAGGCATTCTTCAATGAAGAAGTTGAAGTGTCTTATCCGAAAAACAATATGTTCATCTTGAATGATAAACCAGGCGGTTCGCTAGTTGGCCCACAAAGTCTAAAGTATATTCAAGACAATCGAAGGTATCAAATCTTTTCGATTCTTTTGAAAACAGGTCTATCCTTTAGTGATTATGAAGCAATGTACAAGAAGATGGTACATCCTGCTGGGTTCTATCTTGCTGGCGAAGTTGTGACCCAAGGTAACGCAGATATAAACCTACGAGCAGGTGTCACCACTGACCCACTAGAACCGGGCGATTACACATTCGTCGTTCAAGGTGAAGCATTACCAACATCTACAGCACCTCTATATTCTCTACTGACTATGGAAGAACAAGATGGTATCGACGACGGAATTATCATCAGTTCAATAGAGATTCTTTCTAGATTCAGTACCGTTTCTCTACAGACCCTTTTCGACGACTATGGTACTGTTGGAGATTGGGCAGGTGTGAAAGCAGCGTTGCTTGATGATGGTTCCTTAGACCTTTCAGCAGATTATGAAACTTTAGATGGAAATGAACATCTATAACGTATAAATAGATAATATAAAAAAGGAACACCGATGTCCAGACAAATTCTTAACACAGGTAATGCCGCCAACGATGGTCTAGGCGACACTCTTCGCGATGCCAGTGAAAAAATCAATGACAACTTTTTAGAACTATATACCAAGCTAGAAGCAGGTGGTCAGATATTACTTCTAAGAAATGATGTCTTTACAGGTGATGGTACAACAACCACATTCACCTTGTCTGATGCTGCCCTGAATCCTTCTCTGCTTCAAATAACCGTGGACGGAATACTTCAAGAAGTCAGTTCATATTCTATTGCCGCTGAACAGTTATTGTTGTCCGAGGCACCCCCTGTCAATTCAGTTATTGAGGTACGTTCATTCATAGCATCTGAAGTCAATAGTACTGACTTGGTAAATATTGAGTACGTAGGTAACGGAGTTCTTACACAGTACAACCTACCTCAGATTGCGATTAAACCGAACACCTTTATACACGTAGACGGTATCTACCAAGTTAAGTCCGCATATACTGTGGAATCGAATGTCCTTACTTTTAGTGAAGCGCCCCCTCTTGGTTCGTTAATTGAGGTTACAATCGCTGCATTTTTAACTACTACTCTCACATATGTTTCTCCTCTTTCAGTGTACACAGGTGCCATACAAGACTTAGCGGTAACCACAGCTAAGATTGCAGATGATGCCATAACCACAGATAAGATAGCAGATGGTGCCATTACTTCTGACAAGTTAGGTGCAGGGGTAGGTGGAGCATACAATGATTTTGTTATTAAGACAACTGCATACACAGCAGTCACAAGAGACCAGATAATTGTCAATTCTAGTAGTGCTGTAACTATTACTCTTCCTATAACCCCATCATCGGGCAACGTAGTGTTCATTAAGAACGCTGGTACTGGTGAAGTAACGGTTGGTAGGAATGGGTCAAACATTAATTCGACGGCAGACGATGGTACTCTAGCGGCAGACGCTGGTGCATCTCTGGTCTATGTTGACGGATCAATAGGTTGGAAGGAGCTTTAGATGGCTATTAAATTAGGTGGGGGCGGTGGTTCAGCCTCACAAATTAACGAGGTAGTAACTTTAAATAATACTGCTGATACTGTTACTTTAAGCGATGGGCGAGTGTACTTAAAGGGTGGCGTTTTTGAAACAGATGCAAATGAGTATCCATTAGCAACAAAAGAATGGGTAGCCACATCTAACTTTAGTGTAGCCGCACAAAGTGCGATACCTTACGCTATTGAGTGGGATGGCACTTTCTTTTGGGTGTTGCAGTTTAATGGGCCAGTATATAAGTACAACGCCTCTGGTGTTTACCAAAACTCTAACTGGACTACTGCAAGTCAAGCTGTCAATACAAGAGGCTTGGTATGGGACGGCACTTACTTCTGGGTGTTAAATTTTGGCGGTATTGTGTACAAATACAACGCATCGGGCACTTATCAAAATGTAAACTGGACTGCGGCAAGTCAAACATCAGATGTTAAGGACATGGTATGGGACGGCACTTATTTCTGGGTGGTTGACGGAGGCAGTGATGCAGTATACAAATACAACTCATCAGGAGTCTACCAAAATGTGAGTTTCAGTACCGCATCTCAGGGTTCAGACCCTACAGGAATTGCATGGGATGGGACTTCTTTCTGGGTGATTGATGCAACCCTTAGAAAAGCATTTAAATACAACTCATCAGGTGTTTATCAAAATGTAAGTTTTGACTTAACTGGTAACACGTACGGGGGGGTTTATGGTTTAACGTGGGATGGTGCTTCACTTGTAGCGATAGATTTGACAGGTGATTTCGCATATACATATAGGGTAGCCAACGGTGTACCTTCAGTTACAAGTCTCGGCGCACAAAACTATGTGAGGGTAGCGTAATGGCTTTAATAAGATTAGAAGATTTAATAACTCCAGAACAGAAAGCACGTACATGGCGCGATGCAGAACTAACTCGCACTGACGTGGCCGCTACCGTTTCTGACTACCCTAACGCAGATGCTTACATTTTGTATAGAGAGGCCCTTAGAGACTGGCCTGCAACTTCAGATTTCCCAGCAAACCGGCCGGTGTTAGGAGAATAAAATGGCTATTATATTAGGT